TGTAGATGCGTATGATGAAGGCAATACACTATCATCATATGGATTATATGCAAACACAGAGTTAGGAGATGCAACTCTAAATCTAGCACCAGATGTTTGACCTATAACTGTTTCACCGATTACAAATGGTGTAGAGTTTGTACGATTATCTGTTGATGGATCTTTAATAAGTTCAACTATCTTAGGAGTAATATAAGCATCAATTGATCTTCCATCAAAGAAAGCATATACTCTTGTTCTTGGTTTTAATCTTTCAACTACAAACTTAACGTTTCTAGATCTGATCCAAGGAATAACTGTGGTTGAAACAATACTATCACCAAGTGATCTACGATCTATTCTAGGTATTACTCTTGATCTTACACCTTGTCTTGTTTGACCAGTTGTGACTTCAATAGTATCTGTCCTATTAACACGACGCATACCACGACCACCCCAAGCATTTGGTAGAGGTGATCTACCAATATCTTCTTCTAACCAACCAGGATTTCTAGTGACCTCAGAAGCAATAACTCTTTCAGTTGTCCACTGATCTCTCCATGCACCCCATTGAATAGGAGCAAAACCATTTTGGTCAACGTTCATTTCAGATGATACCGCTTGGAAATCACCTTCTACCTGTGTCACCTGTACAGGAAGTCTTTCTGTGTCTAACCAATCATCAGATGCAGGAGTTAAATCAATACGTCCAATGTAAGTAAATACGTTGAATGGGTTGATATTCTCAACTCTAGAAGCATATGGTTGATCAATAATCTTTTGTTCTGTATATGGTAGAGTAATTAGAGGACCAGTTGCTTGATAGTTGGTAGATAATGAATCATTAATCTCAAGACCTATGTTTGTAGTATAGTGAGATGCTCTTACATATCCTTGTTTAAAGTTTAATGCAGCATTAAAATCTTCGTTCTGTGTATCTGACTTACTATGATCTGTAAAATCGTCTACAATAAAACCATTCTTAAGACGGTCTTTGCCATCTGCGTCTATAATCTTGGTATTATAAGTGTCAGTCTCTAGTAAGTTTAACGAAGTATAGTATTCAACCTGATCCAATCTACGTTCTATACCACCGATATCACGCATAGTATAACGTTTGTTATCGGATCTAACTATTGCAACATCTGCTTCAGGATCAAAACCATATGGTTTATGATTGATGACTGCTAAAAGCATACCATCTTTTAGATCATCAGGTTCTAATGGTGCTTCAGCAGATTTACCTTTAACAATTTGGAACTCACCATCAGGAGATATAAATGCCTTATCAGTTCTTGGTAGATACCAATCAAAATCACAACGCATACTTGTGTTGATCTTAGGAACGTCAAAGATTGTAGCGGTAGGTGTACCTGCTACGTTGAATACTCTTGAATTAAAATCAAATGTAGATGCTTGTACATATGCAGGAGATGAAACAGTTCCAGTTCCTGTATATAAGTTTCTAACACCTGGTCTAAAGTCAAGATAATCTGCCATAAATTTGACTTCAAAGAATGGGATATCACTATAATCTGTAGAAAGATATGATTGACCGCCAAAGTAATCACCAGTTGCAGAGTGTGTATAGTAATCAATAACTACTTTTAATTTCCTAAGAGGAACCGCAACACCTTTTTTTCTAACAATTTTAGAAATATCATATATAAATCCAGTTTGATTAATTTCCAAGTAATAGTTGTCAGTCACAACTTTTGATCCTGCAATAATCGATCCTGCAGAGTCATTAATGATAGCAGTAATAGCAGTACCTGCACTGTTAACACCACTAATAGTTTCACCTGCAACAAATGTTCCCTCAAGATATACTAATGATAATTTTAAACTACCAGAAGCAAAGTCAATAACTTTTGCTCTTGCTTTAGAAGTTGCACCTGTGACAATAGTTCCAGTAGCAAAGAAGGTAGGTTCTACAATAGTTACAGAAGGTAGAACAGGATCTGCATCATCAAACGATTCATATACAGCATGTAATCTATAGCAGTCTGCTACACCTAAAGATATCTCTCTATCTTCAATACGTGTGCCATACAAGTTTGAGTAAACTAAATTATAATTTTGTTTATCTAAGTTTTGTATAGTCTTATTGACCTTCATAACAAACATCTGATTCTCAGTCTTTGTCTTTCTGGTTGCTATATTCTTAGATACTGTAGCAGTGACTTTGACAGATGTAATTGAAGTTAAGTTCTCAACCTGTAAAGTAGTTTGTTCAGATGATGTAAATGTTATATAACCAAGTCCACCAGATGATGTTGTGTTGAGAGGTATCTCAGCACCTACAGGATATGAACTATTTGATCCTGCTAATACAACTATAGTATAGTTTTCATTTGTAATAGAAGCAAACTGTTCATTTTCTGGAAGAGTAATTGATATAGAGTTAGAAGATACTGTCTGAGCATCAAATGTTCTCCTAACAGTCATAGACTCGTCAGCAATAGACTTGACATACTTCTTAGGCATTGGACTAAGAAGATTAGCATTTTCTACTTCAAATAATTTTGCACGGTATCTTAATAATGCAGTATATGTACCTGCACTAGGAGCAGCAGTAGGATCTACTTTAACTGTTTGTCCTGTAGCTGATGTATAATCAAATATAGATGATATACCTGTTGTAGATAAAGAGTTAGGATCTATTTTATCTACATCAACATACTGTGTATTATTGAAATATAATCTGTCGCCAGGTCTCAAATCTAAAGCAAAGTTTGATTGTAAACCAGTAATTTTTTCTGCACTACCTGTAGCATCATATGTAAATGTACTACCTTGTACTACTGCAATATCTTCAAGAATAATATCAGCACTAAACTCTACAGCAGATGTATTTTCATCTCTTGCTACAAGTTGTCTTGCATCAGAGAAGTTATAATAATGTATGTTGTCGATTGTATCTAAATTCAACCCATCAACAGTTAACATCTCACCTGGTGTAAATGTTCCTTCAACTTGATACAAATCAATATGATTAGCAGAGAATGTTTCTGTCACATATCCTCTTGCACCAGATGTGGCACCAACAACTTGAGAACCTACTGTGACACTAACTGAACTTGCCATGTCCAAGATAGTGAACATTTGAATATCAAATAATACAGTCTTATAAACGTCATCTGCATCACCAAATGTTGCGTCCATATTTTGAGCATACTCACATGATAATATACGAGCATAACCTATAATATTACCTGCACCTGTACCTGGTGAACTTGTAAATGTATCTCTTATTTGACAAGTTTGGTATGCATTAGTAATTGTAGAACCTGTAGCATTTGGAAATCCATATATGTTGTTTACATTTACAAAGTTTCCAACTTCAAAAGGTATATTTACATTCTGTGCAGACTGTGTATCTCTTGGTTTTTCTAAGTCAACATATGTTGGGGATAGAGTAGAAACTCTATATCCTTTTACATATGCAGTACCAGGACCAAACTCAACTGCATACATGTTTTCTGCAGCAGTATTACCATCAGCAGTTGTGGAACCTATGGCATATACACCATTATTAAATGTATCATCTAAGTTCTCTCTTATATTAATATCAAAGTCTCTTACAACGTAATCACCAGATTCCTCAAAGGTTCTGGTTGCCATTGTTTTTTCTAATTCACTATATGCACTACGTTCTACTAATTGTTCTACCTTAGAATTATTGATACGTAATAGTTCAATAAAATCTTTATCAGCATCATCTGTAAGGAGTTTCTTAACTAAGTTTGTGGTGATTCTAAATCTATGAGAACCAGGAGCAGCATAGTTAGATGTTCCTGCAGCATTATCGTTGAGGCTAAGGTCATCTTCTGGGGTGATGATAGATTCTTGAATGTCAAGTCCGATACGATAGGAGGGGTTGGTTCCATACTGATCTAGTAGAATATATTGATATGGTACATCAACAAAGAAACCTCTGATAAAGTAAACACCATCCTGTACATATGCTACAGAACCTGTTTGTAATGCACCTGTAGGTAATAACTGAGCAAATGGTGACCCAACTTCAATCAAAGTTGTACCAAATGTAATTTCAGTATCAGTAATTAACTGCTCATTGTTAGAAAATGTTTGTTGTGTATTTCCAGTACCACCTGATTCAATATATTTAAGGTAGAGTGTAATATATCCTTTTGTAGATTCAGTATCAGAAATACTATATAATACTTTTGCTTTGACTCCTGATGTCAAACCAGTGATAATTTTATCTGTAAGTTGAGATCTATACAATTCAACGTCAGCACCTAAGAAAGACTCTTGTAATAAGATACAATCAACATTCAGGTCATAACCAACTTGACCTGGTATAACCATTGCACCATCTTTAAATAGATGTGCACCAACATTCTCGATTTGATTCTGCAAGATACTTTGCATCGAGGTAAGTTCTCTTGCCTGTATTGGAAAACCAGGACGGAACAGTACTCGATAAAAGTTCTTCGTTTTATCAAAGTCGTCGTAATACGGTGTTACGTTTAAATTAGTATTTTGTGCCATTAGAACTCGATTACGATTTTAATATCTTCTACTTGGTCGTTTGCACGACTGATGGATCTCCTATTATCTATGTAAACAACGTCACCGCTATTTGATTCGATTTCAGGTTTAGCATATCCATTATTAAATTTCATACCTAAGTCATACTCTGTATTGTTGATAGTCCTTGCAGATGAGTTAGGAACAGCAGGGAAGTTTACGTCTGGAGCACCAGCCGCACCTGATGTTGCACCACTCACAACGTTTGAACCATCAAATTCATTTTGTGTACCAGTAACTTCTGGGAAGATACCATCAACAGCGTTCTGATAATATTTTAGAACTTTTGTTGTAGCGTTCCATGAGATTACTCGTGCTCTTGCAGTCACGTTTGTACCACCAACAACTCTTGTTTGTGTGATAATTTCGTCAGGAACGTAATTACCTTGGAATGTTGGAGAAAAGATAACTGCTTTTGTTGCAGAAACAGTCAAGTCAGAAAGAAGTTCTGCAGTACCATACTTAAGAGGATTGGTGATTAGACCAATTCTTCTGTAGTCGTTATCAACTGGGAAGTCTCCTGCACCCTCATCATATGAGAGTTTAGCGTTGATCATGGTTCTAAAAGCACCAAGTTCAACAACTGAGTCTTTACCATGTCCGCCAGGTGGTGGAATGATAACATCAACTTGTCCACCAGTACCAGTACCAATACCAGTTATGTTGTCAACACTGATTTTACCAAATGTATATCCAGTACCACCAGATGTCACAGTAGCAGATATAATCTTACCACCGTCAATAACGATAGAAACACGACCACCAGTTCCATCACCGTTGATCGCTACGTTATCATAGGTACCATTGTTGTAACCAGACCCAGCTGCGTTAATAACAACAGTATCGACTTCACCTGCGACTGCATTGGTTTGAACTGCAGCATTTGTGAATACTGGCATGTAGTCGTTCGAGAAAAACTTAAGAACGCTTGCAACTGGAATAGTGTACATGTACTTCCAACGATACCCATCGCCAGTAGTAATGATGCTAGTGCTAGTACCAGTAGGCTCGACAGTGCTAGGCTTACCATTTGGATCGGACGGAGAAGTTCCATTGTAGATACATTTGTAAACTTGATATTGGGAGTTCACGACATAGAAGTCGGAATCATATAATTTAGTAGCACCAGAAGCAGCAGTTTTACTCGGAGAATAATCATGACGATACATGTCATAGGTAAAACCTAATCCACCAGTAGTTTGTTCTGGGGAAACCCAGTCAATTCTACGTACCACCTGCACGGTATCTGAAGCCAGCACTCTTTTAAGAGATACCATGTCATCATAGGAACCAGAAAATTCAGAAAATGAATCCACTGCCTGTGGCGGTGAGTTTTCATTATCCCAACTTTGTGGTCTACCAATGAAAAGATATAACCTATCTCTTGTTGCACCCGCAACTGTATCACTTTCAGTTGCATTAGGACCTTCAAGTGCCTTTATGAACTTTTGTGCTGAAAAAATTCTAAATTGGTCTGTTAATAGAGCTGCCATTTTCTAGTGACTATTTGTCCTCCTGTTTATTTATGCCTATTTCGATCGAACTATTGCAGAATATTCGATACTCTTAATTCTATAAGAGGCACCGCCATTTCCGTTGATGAGTTCTCCACCTAAAACTGCCTGAGCAGATGCACCAGATCCAGTTGTATCACTGGCATTATTAGTGAATGTGACTGTAGGATGTAAGGCATATGTTCCATCTACAGTTTGTGGAATACCATATCCACCATTATTGATAGTAATTGATGCAACTTGGTCTCCTTGAGGAGTCATAACCACAGTACCAGTTGCTTGTATATCACCTGTGTTCTCTATTGCTACAGTCGGAGCAGCAGTATAGTTAGTACCAGGATTAGTTATAACGAAATCAGTAATAGTATTCTTTGATGAAAACTCATAAAGATAACCTGCAATACCAACATTTATATTATTAGTATTGAAAGGTATAACATCCTTGACTTGTAATACACCTGTTGAAGGTATCCAAGAAACAACAGTTGCTTGTACACCAGACACAGAACCACTAACTATCTCATTAGTAGAGAAGTTCTGACCATTACCAGTTGTTTGATCTAATGTAATATTAATTAATGCAGTATGCTCAACACCTTCAGATAATCCACCTGCAGTAGTAATTGTTGCAAACTTAAATGGTATATCTCCATCTTTAATATTATCACCAACTTGGAATAAAGTTGTATTAGTACCACCCTGTGTTTCTTCAATACCATAAAGTGAATTGTAAATACCACCATCTAGTGATATTTGATTAGCAAATGTTGTATTAGCATTACTCAAATCTGGAATACCATCAGGTGCACCAGTTGGTATAATATCTTCAAAAGATCTATCTTGTAATACAGATAAAGGTTCAGTCAATAAATCTATGGTAGAACCTGCAGTTGTAAGAATTACATGTGGTAATACACCTGCAGCAGAACTATCTGCAACACCACCATCAAATTGTACGATAGCATCCTCAGTTGCTGCTCTACCACCATCAATAAATGCTAACTCATCAACTTCAAATGTGACAAGTAGTTCTCTTGTATTTGGATCCCAATCATATACTTTAGCAACTTTATTATTTTGATTTTCAACTCTTCTAATAACTCTATCACCTACAGTAAATTTGTAAAGTGATACACCGTTAGAATCATTTTGACCAGGATCTAATATAACTCTTTGATCATAATTAAAGTTTACACCACGAGTTAAACCAGTAAATTTACCTGCAGATTTAGAAGTATAACTTATTGTCTCTCTATTAAGAATAATAGATCCAGAACCAGGATATGCATCAGTAGAGTCAACATATATGTTTGCATCATTAGCAGTGACACTCTTGATTAATCCAGTCAAGTAAATTGCAGAAGAGTTAAACGCTTGTCTTGCTCTCGTCTTACGTTTTAATTGTACTAATTTTGTAAAGATAACATTAGGTACAGAAGTATATCCTACGCCTGGTTCAGTAACAGTTATACCTGTAATAGCACCTTGATCAATAGTTGCTACTGCTTTTGCACCGATACCTCCACCACCAGTGATAAGAATAAAAGGAGGTTCTTGATAAAATTCACCTTGATTTACAATATTGATATTTGTAACTTTTCCTAAGATGTCTATTTCAGCAGCACCTTGTGCACCCTGTCCACCACCACCTTCAAAGATAAGTGTTGGAGGAGTAGCATAATTTCTACCTGCGTTTAATAGTGATAAACCTGTCACTGTCTGCACTACAGGACTACCCAAAGCACCACTACCTTGACCACCTAAAATTCTTGCTTGTGCAGGACCAAAGTAATTATCACCAAACTTAGTCATTCTAATATAATCAAGTTGTCCTGCATTAGTTGTACTTAAGACAACTTCTGCCTCAGCACCCTCTGGGAAATTAGTTGTTAAAGGAGGAACAGTATCACCTTCAAATAAAGGCACACCATAATATTTGGGACCTATAGCATAAGGATATTTTGGAGCACCTGAAGCATCCTCAGTCATATAATATGCATAAGTTCCGTTTGGATATTCTGGTGTGGTAGAAAATCTACCATTATAATAGTCTAAAGTTCCTACAACGTCTAAGTATTTCCAATTACTTACAGTGCCACTTGTATGTGTAGGTGCAGTACCACCTGCACTTATTGATGCAGTTGCTTCATAGATATATCCTGCGTTTCTTACAGTGTCATACTGAACAAAACTCGCTGTACTTGACCATGCAGGTGATTCATCGAAAATATAATCATTTACAAGATCTCCTAATTGATAACCTCTAGTGACTAATCTTAATCCTGCACCTGCAGTCACATAAGCAAAGAGATATAAAAGACCAGGTGAATCTACAGGAACTGTAAAACGCACTTCTCTTTGTGTGGTAGCAGTATTAAATAAACTTACATAAGTTTGATATGGTCTTTGTGAACCATCAATCCAATATTCTACTCCCTGTCCTGAAAAGAGATAATTTGTATCACCAACTAAACCTGCATGCCAACCATCATCTGTTGGAGATATGAAGATATGATTAGATGGAGCATTAGATGAATCTAATTGATTAAAGATATATGTTTTTCCTCTGTCTAAAGTTAAGAATGTAGGAGATGCTCCATCAAATAAAAATTTATTATTTGACATTGTCACAGCATAAGTCACTGTACCAGATGTAGTGACTACAGGTCTAGCACCTTGTAGTTCAGGAACTGTTCTCAGTCTATAACCTGATTTTTCTCTTGCAATAGTATTACCAATTTTTCCATAAGGTCCGTAAATAGGATAACCATCAAATGACATACCTATGATTCTAGAATGTCCATTTGCATATCTTGAATAATCTAATGTTCCTGCTGCAGCAGTCCCAAAAAATCCTTCAACATAATAGTTGTTCATATTTACTTCATCTTCTTCCTCAGCAGAGGTATCAAGAATCATATATCCTTCATCACCTGCATATCCAGACATATAACGATGATTACCACAATAGTAATATATTTTTTGCGTTTCATCCGCATTCATTATGAATATTGGTTGTAATGAAGCTTCGTAATCTGCAGCATATGCACCAGAAGAACCTGTACTATTGTAATATAATGTTCCACCATTTAATGTGCCATCAGCAGTTGTAGAGAACCGCATAGGGTGTGGTGCATTACCTTGCTGATTAGAAGCGTCAGATTGATCCCATATAATTACATAATTCTTTTGTACTTTAATATTTTCTGGAGAGAAGTAATATACACCTGGTGTAAAAGCACCAAACTCATGTGCCTCTTCACCAAACTCAATATAAAAAATACCATTTGGGAATGTTATTGGTGCACCATTTATTTTAAATGAAAATCCATTAGATCCTAGACATAGATCATCTTGTGAGAAAGCATCTCCTGAAAGACTTCTTAGATATATTCTTACTACAACATTTTGACTGTCTTTTACTATTTTTGAAATTATACCTCTACCTGTCCCACCAACTTCATCAACTATTCTACCAACTTCTACTTGTCCTAATGTTTCATCTACATTAGTGACATTAAACATCACATTATCAAATTCTACCTTAACTTTCCATGTGAATAATTCTTGATTACCCCATTCAAATACACCGTTGGCATCATCAAATTCATCTATAGTTTTACTTGTCTGATAATAATGTACATTATTATGAATTATAGTATCATTTGCACTGGTATTTTTTACATAGTCATATTTGACTGTATCAATAGCAAAGTTTATAGGTGCTCCACCAACGTTATTACCCCATTCTGGTGTATGTAAAAGACCACCATTTGCTAATATACCGAGTGATTTATTTCTTTGAAACTCTCTAGTACCTGGATTAGGAACATCTTTACCACCTCTGTATATAAAGGTTTGATTGAATGTTCTATCTACAAGATCTCCTGAACCACCAGGTTGCCTTTCATTAGCATAAACCTGTGATGGTTTAGGATGATTATCTGATACAATAGTTAATCTATCTGTTAACTTAGCTGGAGTTCCAGTAGTCCCAAATGTTGCAGTGGTAGAACTATTTGGATGAGATTGAAATATCCTTGTAAAATTAAAAGAATTTACAACATTAGGAGTTTCCTGTTCAGGAATAATTTGTACTCTTAATGGATCATAACCTAAACCTCTATCAAGAACACGAACGTGAATAATTTGTCCTGAGTCTTCATCTATTATTGGATATAATATTGCTTCTCGTGTTGGAGTTCCACAACCAGTCACAGTAAGTCGTGGTGGGTCTGCCTGTGTATATCCAGATCCACCATTTACAACTCTTACCGCACGTACACCAAATACTTCGTCAAAAATAGGTTCAATGTCGGCACCAGTACCAGGAACGGTTCTTGCCATTTATTAACTCACTACGTTTATAGTTCCTTGCATTGCAGCATGGAGAGTACACTGATAATACAGCGTAGAAGGAGCGTCCAAAGGAACAGTCCAATATAATATAGTAGTTCCACTACCAGATTGACCAGTAGTGTAAGGAGTACCAGTCAATCCTTGAGATGACTGAATCCTAAATGGGTGTCCACCACCCTCAACACTATTATCAAATGCATAAGTGAAACCTCTATGCACATATAATGTTGGGTCTCTAACTTCTCCTGTAAGACCAGGACCTGATATTAAGAAATCACTACTTGCATCTTCTACAGGTGCACCTATTTCATACCATATTATAGGACTTCTTGTGACCACCCATGAAGATCCATTATAGAATAATGAATCACCCTGAGTTATACCAGCTGTATTGGTATCAGTTAAAGCTGCTAATGTAGTAGTTAAAGTACCAGAGAAGTTAACTGTGACTGTGTCTCCTGAAACTGCAGTGGTAATATTTGTTCCACCTGCGATTGTTAATGTATCAGTCTGACTGTCAGCAGTCGTAGATCCTGAATCACCTGCAACTGTAGCAAACAAGTTAACAGAACTAACACCTGCGTTATCATCAGCAGGAACCCAGTTAGTTCCATTCCATTTTAGAGTTTGGTTTAAATTTGGTGCAGTAGTTGTGACATCAACGTTTGCAAGATCGTTTATACCTGAGTATTCTGTTAAAAGTTTTGCTCTTGTATCTCCTACACCACCTGCAGTTATATTAATGTTTACATATGGATTATCATCACCATCTACTGTGAAAAAATATCCAGTATATGATGCTGCAGCAGGAGCAGCAGCAAGAGAAGCATATTCGTTTTTATATTTTACTGTCGTCGGTAAGTTAACTGAGCCATCAGTGCCAGAGAAAGTGCTAGTAATGGAACCATGACCAATAGTAAGACTTCCAGTTCCGTTGGGAGCGAGAGCAATGTCTCCATTACTTGAGGATACGATAGAATTTCCATTTACATTAAGGGCAGATGTAAGGTTTGAGTAATCAGAGGGGATAAAAGATGATCCATCATAACGTAATACCTGACCAGATGCAGGGTTAGTAGTATTTACTGTTAATGTTGTACCATTTCCTAAGGCAGTATATAATTCGTTAAAATTATCATTTATCTTGTCGCCACCAGCTCTCAGGGTATCACCTGTGTTATCGTTTGCTACTGTACCAAGATCTAGTGCTTGTTTTGCCATCTTTTTAGAGGTTTTTTGCTATAAGTTATTTATGTGATTATCTCAGGGTCTACTACTTCTTCACCATATTGACTTAAATCTGGTGCAGTCCAATCATCTGGAACTGAAGTTTCAACTGCGATGTCTGGATTTTGATATCCAGTACCTGTATTACTTAAGGTCACTCCACCAACACCAACCAGTGCTCTAATATTACCCTCAAAACCAGATATAGAGTCAACCCTTACAGTTGGTCTTGTAGTATATCCAGAACCACCACCAGTGACTTGTACCTGTTTAATAAATCCAGTCGTTAGTGCTGCAGTTGCAACTGCGTCTTGACCAAATACAGATCCAAGATAATCAAATGTAATTAATGAGTTGGAAGATTCAATAACAGCAACTGTTCTATCTTCAGTCTCACCCTGTATTCTAATATCATCGCCTGGTTCTACAGGAGGTACAATCTCAGCAGCGTCTACGTCCGCTTCAGAACCAACGTATGAGAACGCAACGAATGTAGATCCTACACGAGGTATTTCTGAGAATATAATTCTAGAACCAACAATCTCAAAACCAATACCAGGTTCCTGTATAACACCATTCAATGAACAAATAATATTGTTCTCTGGTCTAATTGATGATGACTGTACACCATCGGTCAATGTCAATGAGTAGAACACCTCATTACGTTTCAAGTTGAATGACTGACGCAATGAATCAAACTCAAATGATATATCATCTAACTGTCTAAGTTTACCAACATAGAATCCTGTAAATGATGCTCCTAACTCAGGTGCTTCAGTAAATTGAATCTGATTAGAGAACGCTGTGTATGCGTTTGTAGCACCTGGTGGTTGTAGAATACCATTGATGAATATTAGTAGATGTCCTGCAGGATCTGGTAGATATGATATACCATTATTCTGAGATAAATCAAAGGTTGTTTGAACACCATCAAATCCTTTGAATGATCTCTTAACACGTGCTTTAAGATCACCCTTAGCAGAGATTGCTGCTTTATAGTTATCAATACTCTTGATAGCATCATTGACATCAAATGTTCCTGCAACATCACTTAGATATACTCTCTTCAAAGTACCAACAGTTTTGACATCTTGAACAGTAGCAGAAGCAGAACCTGCAGTCACAACCTTAGTTGTAATATTTGCATAACCTTGTGGGAAACTTCCTACTCCATAATCACCAACTTGATCACCATTTGTTAATGTTCCTTGGAACTCTTGTGCGTAGATAAAGTTATTTGCAATATCTACACCAGTGATTATTGCATAAGTATTCAAATCTTGAGTACCATTAGCAATCTTATAAAGTCTATTACCAACTTGGAATGTAGCAAGACTGGATATGATACTAATACCAAATCTTACATTTCCAGTAGATGCAATCTTAGCACCAACTTTAAGTTCTAATCCATCATACTTAATAACATCAAGGAATTGTCTAGATGCCTCAGGATAAACAACAGAGTTAGTTTCAAATGTTCCATTTAAGGTTGCAGTATCAACAGTCAATGTACCACCAGTATTATCTGTGACAGCAGCTTCGTTCTTTAAGAAAGCTCCTGCAGGTTGTGCAGTATTTCCAGATGTATAACCTTTGAATGGAATGTTATCTACAAAATTACCTTGTAAGTCAATAATATGAAGACGACTCTCGATTGCACTTATTTGAGCAGTTGTAGAGTTATTTGCACCAACAACATTATCAGTGATTGCCCAAGGACCTGCAGTCACCTTAACATCAAGATACTTATAGTTTGCATCTTCAAAGAATCCGTAAACAACACCATTGATAGAAGCATTACCTTGTTTCTGTACAGTCTCGTTCATAGTATAAGGACCATCTGTTATATCACCATCAATTCTAAATCTTTGATATACCTGAACAACTTTACCTGAGTTTTCTGCGATAGATTCAAGTTCACCATATACATTACTTGATAAACCGTACATGTAGTCGGCATTGTTTAATCCACCACCAAGAGCAACTGGTAGAGATCTTGTTCCATATAGTTTAGTAGGAACAGAAATACCATTCTGAGATGTAATTTGTGTATAGTAGGTTCCTGTCTTAATTTGATTTCTAATAATATCAATGTTAGATCTTATAATTCTACTCATTGATTTTGTATTATAATTTGCAGCTTCAGATGAATCATAGAACTTATAGAATCCTGCATTAGGTGAAGGTTCTGTAAGTGTATTATCAAGTGCTGCTTGCATGTATGTTTGAAGTGTGTTCAAGGCATATTGTTTAATGTTGTATTCATTATCTGAGAAGAATACTGTACCATCTCCAGACTGATAAGGATCAAGTGCACTCTTAGTAAGTTTAACACCCCATACGTAAATACCATCTGTACCATTACCTGCATAGTTTTGAGAACCAGATGCATTATTGATAATGATCTTATTCTGTAATGTTGCGAAACCAAAGGAGAATGTAGTTGTAATAAATGCTCTATACCAACCATTACCTAGAGGAACTACTCCTGCAGAATCATTACTCATACCACCCTGAGGTGTGAACACAGAACCAATAGTTCCTGTGGTTAAGTTAAGATCAAAGAAGATTCTTTGTACAGCAGAGGTTCCTTCATCAAGTGACATTTGGAAACGAACTGATGTATATCCACCTGCCTTGATAAATGCTGAGAATGTAAATGTCTGATTTGCATCTGCAGAAATTGAACCAGTGTCAAATGACTCGTTAGTAGTGTCAAATTTAACTACACCAGAGTCGAAGGTTTCAAAAGCAGTCAGACTGAAATCTCTGTTAAGTGTATGAAGTGCAAGATTAGTGCTTGGTACAATTTTCTCAGAAGTAATTGTAAGATCGGGAGCAGCAATTGAGTTATTTGTAATGGTTGCTTCAGTTGCAGTCCAATCACTTGCTATTGCCTCTGGATTACTGAATAAGTTTGCACCTGCAATCTGACCAGTAATATTAGATGTTAATGTTCTAGCATGTGCAATAGTTTGTACATTTGTTGGTTTGTTATACCAGTCATAACCTGCAGCAACTGTATTGACTACACCTACTGCCTTGGATGTTCTACCAACAATAGTATTACCATTTGCCCATTGTGTTCCTACAAATGGAGCAACAACTAAGTATGTTGTATCTTCATTCCATTCTAATACTTTTGCATAAGCACCATTACTTGAATGTATTACTTCACCAACTGTATAATTTCCAATATTACTTGTTAATGTGATTTCGTATGCAGTTGTCTTATCTGTAAGATCAGTTGCAACAATATCATGCACCATATCATCAGTGATATTTGTAAGGAATTGATCGTATATCCACTGACCAGTACCAAATTGTGAGTTGACCTGATTAGTAATTTCTTCCTTATAATAGTTGTAGTTGTAAAGAACATGTTTAGCAGCACTTCTACCTGCAAGTTTAGCAGGTGATAAGAAGTTAACTGCAATTTTAATTAACTCTCTAAATCTAGTAATTACATTAGAAATGGTAGTTGGTGATTCAGAATCTCTAATTGCAGTTTCATCAGTCTTTGTCGCAGCATATCCAGTTGGTAAAGTAAATCCACTATTGAAATCTTGAAGTATATTATTAAGTGCATGCTCACCAATAACTCCAACTTGTTCTATAGCAAATATAAACGCAAGTAATTCATCTTCTATAGTTTGAATTTGTAAACTAGCATTGAGATATGTCTCCATAGCAGTTATTGTGCTACTTTGACCACCAGTTTGTAAGTCAGATATCATAGCAAGTAAGATATCTTTTAAATTATTTTGAACTACTATTTCTGTTCTTCCAGTACCAGGATAACTAAACGCAGTATAAGATACACCATTGAGAGTGTAGTTAAATTCTGATGATGTTAAACCAGTTGCTTCTTCTACAATATATTGTCTATTAAAGTATAATCTATCTCCACCGATATCAAAATCATTATCGGTAGGTGCAATCATGTCATTGATCGTCGTGATAAGAGCGTCAACCTCAGTCTTAACAGCATCAAAGTAAGTAGAAACGTTATTGCCAGTAATATCCCAGTCACCTGTAATAATATCATTTGTGTTGTCATAAGTTAAATCTCCTGTAATTGCTTCTTTAATGTAAACTGCAAGACGATCATGAGCATATATTGACTGAACAACTTGTAAACGAACTCGTCTTATCTCATTATTATTTCCGAGATAGAAGTTTGCTGTCTCTACAATTTTTGCATTACCACCATCTTCAAGATCATCAGCAATCGCTTGAACAATAGTTGTTAGATCAGTCTTCTTCTGTAATGTTCCTGCATCAGATAAACCATTATTATTTCCTGGTAAATCTAGTACTAGATCAGGATAACGTTGTAGCATATCATAAGTTGCCTTATCAACGATAACACTAGCATTTTGTCGAATTAGATATGCAGCATCTCTATATCTGTATTGTCCATCAATATCAATTTGATTTGTGTATATAATGTCAGAAGTTCCATCGTGATATGATACTGGGAATGGTACTTCTTTAAATCCATTTACTCTACCACCAATAAATTCAGCAGCAGGTGATACAGAGGTCACTGTAGCAAGATGATCTGTAGGAGATGCTAGTATAGCATTGTTTAATGTATCAGTTAATATTGTGACTAAGTTATTTTGAGTAGTGATAACATCAGAACAATCTGATAATGAATAGAATACCTTAGTGACAGCATTTGTTGCAGATGCAGTCCATGTATGTGTGTATTGATCATCTGCCTTAGATGCACCAACATTTATTGTAAATGTATTTGCATCATGTGCTGTTAGTGGTAGAACTTGTGCAGATGCAGGGTCAGTGGATCTTGGATATGTGTGAGTTGTAGCATTACCATCTTTAGTACATGTAAATGTTAGAGAGTTATCTGAAATAATTACAGAATCACCTGCAACATCAATTCCATTGGTTGTAGCAGAAACAAATGTATGTGTATAATTACCACCTGTAGATACACCATTAGAAAGTCCAGATGCAAACTTATGTGTATAATTACCGCCAGTTTGAACAAGTGCTCTTTGAACTCCATTACTTGATGCAGATACAAATGTATGTGAGTAATTACCACCTGTTGTAATTGCGTCAGTAGTAGCAGAAACAAATATATGATTAGATGTATTTGTAGAAGGTGTGCTTGCTAAAGTCTGAACAGTAATTGTGTCATCAGTGACATCAGTGATTGTGACTGCAGTGTTATAGTTAGGATCAGTAGTTCTAGGATATGAATGGTCTGTAGCATAATCGTCTTGAGCACATCTGAATGTTATTGAGTTTGTTGCTATCTTAACTGCAGTTCCTCTTCTTAAATTATGACGACCTATTGTAAGTGTCATAAATCCAGTTGTAGGATTATAATCAGCATGTGTAGGTGTGAACTTTCTTAATGGAGATTTACCAACGTTGATACTTAGTTTGTTATAATCAACATTGAATACTTCCATCCACTTACCACTGATAGGATCAGTAGCACGAGGATATGCTTTATTAGAACTATTACCATCCATTGAGCAACTAAATGTCACTGCACCATCTGCCAATTTGATTCTTTCGTACTCTTTAATTTGATGTCCATGCTGTACAGCATTAGTTGATGCAGATACAAATGTATGAGCAGATAGATCTGATATTGGAGTTCCGTCTCCATTTACATTGACTGTAATTGTAGTTGCAGTTTCATCAGTGACTGTTAGATCATAATTATACGCATAGTCATTACTGCTTGCTCTTGGATATGTCTTCTGAGCAGTATTGCCATCTAATGTGCATGTAAACGTAATTGAGTTAGGTTGAATTCTGACTGTATCACCAATTTTTAAAGTATGTGATCCAATAGTCAATACCATATCACCTGTAGTAGGATTGTATGTAGCGTTAGTTGGAGTAAAGTTGGTGGTTGCAAATGTCAATTCCATGACACCAGTTGTTGCATCATAAGTTGCACCATTAGGTGTGTACTGATGACTTACAACTCCAGATAATGTATGAGTAGTTGTGTTGGAAGGTGTATATCCATTAAGAACATTTATAGTGACAGAATTACTTGTAACAGCATCAATAGGGATTGCCTCAGCGACTGCAGGATCACCTTCTATAATTCCACCCTTAGTAGCAGATACAAATGTGTGAGTTGTTGTATTTGTAGAAGGAATCTTATCAAGTACTTGAACTGTAAATGTGGTTGTAGTTGGAATAGTTTCTACAAACAACCATCTATTACTTGCATAATCTGTAGATCTTGGATATGGATGATTAGTTGCGTTATTATCTTCATTACATGTAAATGTGAGAGATAGATCTTGGAACATAATTGGAGTTCCTACTCTAAATCCATGAGCAGCAGCAGTTGTGACTGTCATTATGCCAGTTACAGGATTATAAGATGTACCAGTTGTAGCAGTATGTCTATCTTGTTCAGATCTAGGATATAAATGTTCTGTAGCATTACTATCTTGTGTACATGTAAAGACTAGAGAATTAGGTGCTAACTTAATAGTTGAGTTTGCTTTACTTACACCACCAGATGTTGCACTTACAAATGTATGAGCAGTGACGTTAGTAGAAGGAATATTATCTAAAACCTGTACATCAAATGTGTTTGTTGTGACATTGAAAATAGGAATCCACTTATTACTTACAGCATCAGTAGATCTTGGATAGTCATGGTTTGTAGCATTGTTATCTTGTGCACAAGTAAATCTCAATGAGTTATCTGCAATCTTAACTTTCTCACCATTAGAGAAGTTATGACCTGCAATAGTCAATGTCATGATACCTGTTGAAGGCACATAGACTGCATTTGTGACTGTATGGGTTGTTGGAGCAGGAAGACTATGGTTTCCAATAGTTAACACAAGTGCACCTGTGGTAGCATTATATGATCCTTGTCCAGTAGGTATGTAAGCAACTGTTGGTGATTTACCAATATTAACTGTAATTGTATTATCTCTCTTAATAATGCTGTGCTCAAGAGCAGATACAAATGTATGAACATATTGATCGGCAACAGCACCAATACCTACATTAACTTTGACTGTATCGTCTGTCTTTTCTTCAATTCTTAACCATCTCTGTGCAGCAGGATCAGTTGCTCTAGGATAAGAATGAGTTGTTTTATTACCATCTTTAGTACATGCAAATGTTAGAGAATTTAATTCAATTCTAATTTCATTATCAGTTGTTAATCCATGACTAGGAATGGTAATAACCATATCACCTGTTTGTGCATTGTAGCTTGCATTAGTTGCAGTTAGAGGTGTACCATTAGTCCAGATTGGGAGTGATGTATTATAACCAGGATCATCAGTTCTTGGATATGAGTGTATAGTTTTGAAGTTATCTTGTGAACACTTGAATGATACCGCATCTTTAGAAAGTCTGAGTGTTTCTCCAGAACGAACCATAGAGTTAGGTAGTGCATACTGGAATGTATGAGTTGTAGTATTACTTGAAGTACCTACGTTAACATCAAATGTATTTGTGGTGACATTGCTTATTGCTAACCACTTATTGTAATAAGGATCAGTAAGTCTAGGATATGGATGATCTGTAGCATTACTATCTTGTGCACATGTAAAGACTAATGAATATACATCAAACATTACTCTATCACCGACATAGAATCCGTGATTAGCGATAGTAATTGTCATTACACCTGTTGATGGATTATAAGCAGCTCCCTCAGGTGTATATTTCCAAGCAGTTCTTAGATCATTATCACCAATGTCCATAGTCATGAATCCAGTCTGACCATTATAAGTGGCATCAAGAACTGTGTAATTTACAGTTGGTGATTTACCTACATTAATACTAAAGTTATTAGCATCAATTCTGGTGACTTCCATCCAACCTTGTCCAGCTGGATCATCAGGACGAGGATAAGATTGTGATACTGTATTACCATCTGATGTACATGTCATGGTAATAGAGTTTGGTTTCAACTTAATTCTATCACCAGTCTGAAGATTATGACCATTAGATGTGATTCCTAAAACACCAGTGGTAGCAGTATATGTGGCATTACTTGCAGTTATTTCACGAGGTGAAAGTAATCCATGACTGTTGCTAGTAAGAACCATAGCACCAGTAGCAGGATTATATGTTGCACCTGTAGGAGTAAAGTTTACAGCAGATGGATAATCAGAATCTTTTAGAGTTCCATCATATACCTGTGTGAATGAATGACTTGTATCTTGAATATCCCAAGGAACATTATTAATAACAAATTTAGATATTTTCTCTACAATTTCAGTTGCATATACTTCTTGTGGAACATCACCCTCAATAGTTCCTGTTGCTATTGATATTGGATTTGTTGTTCTATTAATGTATGATGCAGATGTAATCCAGATATGACTATTACTACCATTACGAAGGTCGTCTACTAATGCTTGTATGAGAACTTCAAGTCTTGCTAATTGAGCACTATCTCCACCTTTAACAGTATGTGCAGGGAATACCTGCTTCATGATATATAGTGCTTCTGCTTTTATAAGTTCTTTATTTGTTAAAATATGATCAGCAGCATTTAAGTATCTGTGTGTTCTACCAACAAATCCAGCTGGTGCACCAGTTGTACGAGATGTTGCTAGTATAGAATCATTATTAAATTCGTCTCCGATAGCAGGACTAACAAAACCAGACCAATCTTCTGTATATGTTTGACCATTAGACCCATCAAAGTGAACTAATAATTTAGTATTTGTATCACCCTGATGTATTCCAGTTTGAGAAGTAAATGCTGAACTATAACGATTACTATTAGATACCCTTAATTCATCAATATATCCTGTAAATCCATTAGCACCATTATAATCCATACCAACTCTAATTGGTTTAGTAGCAAAATTACTACTATCAGTTCCAGTTCCTACCTCAACACCATTCAACCAAATCTTAGTGGTTGAACCAGATCTAACAATAGCAACATGATACCATGTAGCATTATTAAGAGTAGTAGCACCAGATGTGACAAGATCTGATCCATTTACATTATAACGAATCTGAGCTGCTTGTAGATATACTCTAACAGCAACTTCAGTTGCGTTTTCTCTTTGATCTAATAAAGTTGCAGTTCCAGATATTGCTGCAGAGTCAGGATTGACCCAGAACTCTAAAGTAAATGCACCAGTCCCCCAAGCAAATTCACTAGAAGCAGCGATATTTACATAATCTCCTGTGCCATCTAATAATAGTGATGATCCACCAAACTTAAATGATCCAGTAGATATTTGTGCATTACCTGCAAATGTAATAGCATGTATATCTTGACCATTATACTGACATCTACCAATCTTACCAAGATAAACTGTTTTTCTTGCTTGACTGTATCCAACAACTTCTGCTTTAGTTCCTTCACCTTCTGCTAGAGAACCAATTCTAATAGTTTGACCCGCTACAAAGAATCCAGTTCCTTTTTGATTTGTAAATGTCAACTTACGTATCTTAGCATCTTCTGCAGAATCAAAATCTCCATTGGAATTACCATATTCTATCTTGTAATTTCTAATATCTTCACCCTCTGCTAAAGCACCACTAGCATTATCATAGGTAATTACATAGTTGTTAATTTGTTCAGTAGCAGGGAAGTTTTCATTAAATGGAGTATTGTTATCTGTAAAGTCAACAATATTAACTGAAGAATTAGCAATATTATCAAGAACAACGTTTGGATATGTCTGTGATGTAATTCTGTTGAATAGTAAACCGAAGAATGATGATCCTGGTGATATATTAACCTGACCAATAAACTCATTAGTTGTAGGATCTTGGTATACACTTGAGGCAGTGACCTGTGCTACAACACCTGACTGTGCAGCAATAATATAGTCATTAAGTTGAATGTCAAATAAACCTGGTGTAGATTGATATGTACCTGCAGTCTTACTTAAAGTTAATTGATCTGTGACTAATATATCAGTACCGTAAACAGGAACATCTTCTTGATGTGAAACTGCAGTAGTACCATTCTGTGCTCTGGTCACAGTAAGAGTTGTAGACTCACTACCTTGTGTGATAGCAGACACTAATACAATTTCAGATCCAAATTGATAGTTTTTACCTGCTGTAAATGTTCCAGCTGGGACTGCAGCATCAGCAGCAGTATTATCAGTTCTATATGCTACTACTTCTATAGAAGTTGTAGATAAACCAACAGTATAACGAAGTTGAGCAAGAGGTATTTCCTGACCTGTCTGTAAGTTAACTTGTTCAACTTTTGCAGTATCACCATCAAAGTTAGTGACTTGCTCACCAAATATGAATAATCCACCACTAGCAACACCACCAGTTACAGTATAAGTTGTACCAGAGAACGCTGCTCCACCAGATAAAGTAGCAGTTATAATTTCATTTGTTTGGAAATTACCTAAAGTAACTGTTCCTGATATTGTAGTACCAACAACTTGTGTGATTGTTAACTGAGCACCAGATGTTGCACCTGTAAATACTGTACCTGCAGTCACATCTGCAGCAGCAGGGAAGTTTCCAGTAGTGACATTATTGATGTTTATATCAGCAGTTCTTGTAGAAATATTAGCAGAGAATCCAGTAGCACTAACTGTACATAATTCACCACCGCCACCTGCAGTAGGTAAAATAAATGTTCCTTGAGTTATAAAACCAGTGATAGTATTACCAGTGACTTTTGTTACTGTTAAGCGAGCATTGGATGAAGTACCTACGACAGTATTACCAACATTAGGGAAAATACCACTGATATTAGTAAATGTAAGATCAACCGTTTGTATAAGATTAATAGTGACGTTTACATATTTGACACTAGCAGGAGGTTGTGGTGGTTCAACGAATACTATTGAGTCCTGTTGAATTGAGAATGCAGTACCAGGTGTTTGTACAACACCGTTAAGTACGATCATTAACTGGTTTGCGTTAGCAACAATATTAGTTTGATTAACTTGTAGTGGGAATGAAGTTCTTTCACCATCAAACAGAGATGATATATCATCAATTCTTTGTACAACAGATGTTAGAATATTCTCAGAAGAAGTTAATCGTTTCTGTCTGAATAATACCTCAGTATTATTGAATGCAGTATAAACAGGTTCTACAAGAGCAAAGTTTTGTATATTAGGAACTATCGCTTCTTGTGCTAATTCAACAGATTTAGTTAAAGAGAAGAATGTTTCTTTGTTAGGAATAAATCCATACTCATTTAAGTTAAGTTCACCAAATACTTTGAATGATGCAGGGTGAACGTTCTTAATAAGAATCTCTTTCCATTCACTGATAGAAGTAGAAGATTTAACAGCATAAGAGAAATCCTGATAATAGTAAGAGTCTTGAATCTTCTGAATAATCTCAGATGGTTTACCAACGTCATCAATAAACTGACCAGTAGTTCTAGTGATAGAACCAATTTCAAGAACACCACGAGCAATTTTAAGATCAGTAATAATACCAGAAGATTTAGATATAACACCAGTGATTCTTTGATTCTCTGCAAAGTCTCCAGTGTAGTCAACAATCTTAAGAATTCTAGGTCCTACCTGCCAACCAGAGTTTGTAGATACAAATCCTTGGGCAGTTGCAGTAGCAAGAGAATCACCTTGATATACAAGTTCTCCTTCTAAGAAAGTAGAGGTAATAACATTTGCTTCAGCAGAACCACCGAATGATTCAGTCAATACTTGCTGACGACCTGTACCTGCGTTAGAGAATGATAAAGCATCACCAAGTTCAGCGTTAGCAGCAGTAATAGCAAGTTTTAATTGATCATCTTCTAGTGAGTTTGCAGTACCAGATATCGCATAGTAAGTTGTGCTTCCATTTAATCTACCAACAGCACCTGCAGATAGAGGGAAGTCAGCACCATCACCAGTATCAACAACATTTAATGTGACTGCAGCACCATTTGCAATACCGTGTGGGAAAGCAAACTGTAGTAATCCTAAGTCAAGGTTTATAACATAGTTAAATGAAGATCTTAATGAAACTGTAGGAGTTGATGAATATCCTGCACCAGGATCTTTAACAATAATAACATCTAGTCTACCATTCTTAATTGTTGCTTCAGCAACAGCACCAGAACCTCCACCACCAGTGACTATAACAGCAGGTGCTTGTGAATATCCAGTACCTGGATCTGTAATGGTAATACTATCAAGTATACTTGTAGAAGTAAGCTGTGCGTTTATTGGGAATGATATTTCAGGGCGTAGTGTGTAGTCATGTGGATAATCATAACCAAAATTATTGTTCTTAAGTTTCTTAATCTTACCAACATTTGCACCCTTAGTAAATACAGATGCTCCTGTACCTGCTGATGGTATAACAACCACTAACTCAGCACCAGATCCAGTCAATCCAGTTCCAAGTATGCCAGGTATAGCGTTAATATCAATCGATGCAGTAGTATAATTTTTACCTGGTGATGTGACAACTACATTATTGATTTGACCAGGAATTGTTGATCCTTCTGCATCAGTTCCATCTGCAACAGTGATAGAAACAAATCCACCCTCACCATCACCAGTAATAGGAACGCTATTATAAGTTCCAACTGCATATTCAGTACCTGGTGCATTGATCTGCACTCTTTCAATTTGTCTACTTGATGTAATACCGCTAACAATAGGCAACTTAGTATAGAAACCACCTGGATTGACAATACGAATATCACCAATAGAACCAACTGCCTTAGTAGAACTTGTTGTGTAAGATGCTTGAGATATAGTTGCAGCAGCTTCTGGTTCATTAGCGAGTGGAAACTTAAGTATATCAGCACCTTTAGTAATGGTAGCACCTGCAACAGAACTTATCTCAAATGTTCCGTCATATGGAGAATTTACAACATCAAGATAACTACCAGGTACCACTGGGCTATCATCACCAGTTCTTGATGGATCAAAGTAATATGATATATTTGTTACTATATTTCTATCAACTTTAAGCTTTACTGTAGGTGTTGGTTGTCCACCACCAGTGACACCAGGTGTACCAACTCTTTCTATAGAGTTGAATGAATATTCTAGTTTGTATAGATTATCTTTTGCAAATGATAAGTTTCCACCTGCCATAGATGAATGACTAAGATCAAACAAATACTGATGACCATAGTACATCTTTAATGTCGGTGATTTAACAAAAATACTTACATCAGATGCATTTGTAGCAGGAGCAGTGAGAGCTGCTTGATCTAGTTTGTATGTAAATTCTAAAGGACTAACAACTCTTTCTACAGCAAATGCACCATCATACTCATCATATGAGGTAGCCCCTATAGTTTGTGTTGGGTTTCCATCAACATAAACCATATCACCCTTATTTAAGTAATGGCTTGTATTTGTAATTACATAAACCTCATCACTATTTGCTACAGCAGTTGCTTGAAGAATCTTAGTTAGATTAGCAACTAGGGTAATCTTAAGAACACCTGTTAATCCACTAATTGTTGCTTGAGAGTAATCGCTATTCCATGTAATTGCACCAGATCCTATAGTGACTACAGATCCAACAATATATGCAGATGATCCAGAAACTTGATCTATTCTTACAGAGTAGTCAGCATCAGCATATGGTTTAAATGTTGCGAATGAATCTAGATTACCTGTGCAAGAGTTAATAGTAAACTTGGCATCACCATTACCACCACTAACTACTACTTCGTCTCCAACTTTATATCCAGATCCTGCAGCTCCACCCGAATCTATAGAAATAGATTGTATAACACCACCAGATGCAGTGTAGTCAACTAACAATCCAGATGCTTCGCCATTGGTTGTAGTTGTTGCAACACTATCACCAGTATTAGGATAACCTGTACCTGCTGCTGTTAAAGCAATAGTTGCAGGTATATCTGCTATTGTACCATCTAAATCAAAACCATCTAGGTTGATAATAAATGTACCAGGTGTTTGATTATTGATTTCTGCAAACGTGTAATTTGATATTTCATTGATATCATTAGGTATTGCACCAGTAATACCATAATTACTTTGCTCATTAAACTGTTCTGTAGATAATTGACCAGTGTTTAGATCATTACTCCATGCATTATTATTAACTGCTAAGTATACAATGTTATTTGCATCATCTTTTCTAATAATATATCCACTATTAACAAATTGACCAGAATCATTTTTTAGAACTAACTTAGAACCAACAGAGAAGTTAAATGCCTGATTGATAGTCAATGCTTGAACATTATCAATCTTAATTGTAGGTGTAACTTTAAAGTAGTATCTGTCCTTAACAACTGCAGTCACTTTTAATTTTTGTGAACCTGGTGAAGGAACAGTAGCAGTTCTAGAACTCCAAATATCTTGAACATGAGATAATGTCTCAGTGTCCTCAGTCATAGTTGTAGTACTGTCATCAAAGTCTAATGACTGATAACCTGCCTCTCCAAGAGCATAACCATTTACATTGATAGTAAGAGGTGAACCAATAACAGGAGTCACAGCAGTTCTTGTGAAAGTTATACCAGTATTAGCTTTCTTACCTTGGTTCCCTAATCTTGTTGCATCAGCATTCTTATCACTCTTAAGACCAAATCCTGCATATTCAATGTAATCATAACGACTCATATGATCTGCAAACCATGCATCATCAACCCAATTAAATGTAAGACCATATGCACCTGCAGTAGGTAATGCAAGGATATCACTAGGAACTGTTGGTGTGATTGCTCTATTTCTTAAGCGTAAGTGATCTATATGATATTGACCTTGTTCGTTAGATCTAAACTGACCTAGTGTACCATTTGCACCAGGTATATTACCAAAGTATAAATCTTTAGCACCTAATGAAGTTCCTGATATAGTACCAGTAAGAACCTCAATTCCGTTTACGTATGCCTTAAATGTATCACCACTCTTAGTGACTGCAATTGCTTGCCATGTATTATCAGCATATAAGTTTGTTTGTGATGATGTTAAAGAACTACCTGCAGAGTTAATACTTGTAGTACTATTAGTAATAGTCAGAGTCAAAGGACCACTCGGACCTGCAGAACTCTGATCATAATATAAATGTAGTCCACCAGTAGATACTGTGGCATCACCTATAGCAAAAAGTGTTTCTTTAGGTTGGGAAAATACATTACTGTTTGTGGCATCCTTGAATATAAAGAATTCTAGAGTCCAATCACCTGCAAGTTTCTGTCCTAAATCTGTACCTGCAAATTTTATGTTAGTATTAGTCCAAACACTTGGTGCTGCAGTTGTGGCACCTAATATCTTACCCCATCCACCAGAGGTATCATAACTAAATGAATCACTTGTGCTTGTGAGAGCAGCAGTATAATGTGTTGTGGTATCTGTAAGAGCACTAGATGTAAATGGTATTACAAACTCATTTCTATTCCAATATGTTTGACCAAATGTATGAACATCACCAGATGTATCAACATCCAATCCATGAATTTGTAGACCCTCTATATTATCGGCAGTAAATTCTGTAGTTGTATGATTTTTAATTGTACCATTATATCCGATCTTTAATACATCAACAGTCTTATATTCATTAGTATTATTATCTCTAGTATATGCAATATTAAGATCACCAAATAAATCAATAGCAGACTTACCACATGATGTGACATCTCTACCAGGTGTTAGATAACGATAGTTCCATATTAGTGCTCCTGTACTATCAATCTTACCAACCCAAATACTATCTCTATCTGTATCATTTGCTTTTTGTCTACATGTAGCGTTAATATAGATTTCATTAAACTCATCTATAGCAATGCTAGTGTCTATCATAGAATGTAGAGAATTAGCATAAGTATTGATCCAGTCAACAGTAATAGCATTGACTCCAATCTGACACTTACCAACAGCAACATCAACATCTAAAGCATTAACTGTAGATGCAGTCTCCATACAGAAGTAAACATCCTGTCCACCTGTTGCTGAGTTGTAATTACAAATAATATCAGTAATTCTTTCAGATTTATTTGCAGAAGCAAATTTTCTCTTAATGGCAAAATTACCCGATGTATCAATAGATGCTATGAATGCATCATCAGGGTTTGCAGAGTTTGTATTTGTGTATCCACCGATTATATAACGAGTATCACTATACTTCTTAATTATTGTGATATGATCAGCACGAGTACCACCAGATATACCTGCATATGCTTTTTGGAAAGCAAGTGTTGCACTTAGACCGTTTGCTGCCTGTGTATACTTACAAAGTATAACGTCAGGATTATATGCATTAAGAATACTACTATTTGGTTTATTAATACCTACAACCCAAACATCATTACCATCAACATATAATGAATTAAATTCTGCGTAATTTAACCCACTACCGAGTTCAAGAGTTTTAGACCATTCTTTAACACCAGTTGCTGATAATTTTGAGACGAATGCGACAACGTTGCCACTTGCATCTTTTGTTTTACCACAGATGAATACTTCTTTGTTATCATTGACGAAAGTATCATTGACTTTGACATAATTGTTATTATTAATGAATGATAGATAATAATCTGCTTTTTTAAAGATCTGTGGATGTGAAAGTATAACTCTTGGGTTAGATGTATACCCAGAACCAGAGTTAATAATATTAACAGTATCAATAGAACCTACACTTGTCACAATTGCCTCTAGTTCACCATCTTGACCGCTAGTGCTATCAATAATAATTGTAGGAGGAATATCAGTATTATATCCAGAACCAGTCTGTGTAATTTGTATTTCTTCTATACCTTTATATTGACGAACAGTAAACTGTTTGTTTGTATTGTCCATCACAGGTGTATAGTCAACGAATATACTATCACCTGCAACTAGATTATGAGGACTAGAAGTTGTTAGAACACCAAAGTTATTACCACTTATACTCTCAAAAGTATATGCTGAGACTGTTTCTCCTTTAATACGAGAAACACGTGCAGATGCACCATCACCACCAGTTCCTGTATTATCAAAGACTAATCTATCATTTACCTGATATGATTGACCTGAGTTTTCAATAGTAAATCCAGTGACGTTAGCATCTTCAAATTTATTAGTTGTTTCTACTTCAATATCAACTTTCGAGTCAAATCTAACTTTAGGGAAGTAATCAAAGAGTTGTAGAGGTGATTCTTCAAATAATTGACCTAGATTAACTTCTGCTGATTCTTCAGCATCTATCTGTCCATCTCTATTAGTATCTTCTGGATCAAAGAGTAATATTGCACCATCTTCAGTTGTTAGAGCATTTGTAGAAGCATTAGGTGCTCTTTCAACATCAATATCAACATTCTCATATGGATCACGATATCTTACAACACCAGTTGGAATATTTTGCTGCACTGCACTTGTGCTTAAGTTCCATGTATCAACAACAGAGTTAAAACTAGGACCTAAGACATAAGGGAATTCTGGATTACCTGCCTCTGTAGCATCTATAGTGACAAAGTAGCAGTATCTACCTGTAGGGTAGTCAGGTGTCTTACAAAATCTACCATTGTACTGATCTAGATCACCAAGGTTGAAAACATACTCATAATCTTCAACAAAATTACCTGCTGCCTCAACAGATAGTAGAGGACCTGCAGTTCTTACAGGAGATGGATTATTTGAAGTTTGTACAAGAGCAGGTTTAACTCTATATGAAGTTCTTAATCTTGTAATTTCAGATGACTGGTCGGTAGGATCAGTATATCCATAAGGACCGTAAATTGGGTTTCCGTCAAATGCCCAACCAATGATAGGAGAGTGTTGTAGTTGTGTTTCTTGTTCAGTAATAGTTCCTACAACTGCCTCTTGTAAGTTATCACCTAGAATGAAACGTAGTTTTTGTGGATTTGATAGGTGAGCATATTCTCCACCATACTGATTATTATATCCTTCAAATACTCCACCTTTAGCAGCGTCTAATACAGATGTTGCTTGTAAGTTATATGTCCACTTGAATACTGAAGGTGTAAAGACTGCATCCTGACCAACAGATGTCATATTAATAAGAGTAGTTCCTTGAACGTATCCAATACCACGGTTAATAATGGTGATACTTGTCACTCTTCCTGCATTTTCACCATCAGTGTCTATGGTAGCACGAGCAACAGCACCAAATCCAACACCCTGAATACTAACTTCAGGTGCTGTAGTATATCCTGAACCTGCAGAGATGATAGCAATAGAAATGATTCTACCATTTTGTACAATCGGCTGTGCCACTGCTCCTGAACCAGAAGATAGACTTACAGTAGGAGCACTGGTATAAGAACTACCACCATTGGTAATATTAACAGTATTAATAGGACCTCTAACACTGGCGGTGCCCGCAGCACCCGTTCCGCCTCCACCAACAATAGTAATTGAAGGTTGAGAAGTATAACCTGTACCACCAGAGTTAATCAAAATACGGCTTACAGCACCTTTAGTAATAATAGCGGTCGCTGCTGCTCCTGAACCGCCTCCACCAACGATTGATACTAGAGGAGAAGATGTATAACCAGAACCACCTGCTGTGACTGTAATCTCAGAGATAGAACCATTAACTACAACATTAGCAGTAGCACCTGTACCTCCACCACCAGAAATAGTGATAACAGGAGGAGATGCAGCATCATAACCTTGTCCCGCATTAGTAATAGCAATATTAGTGATTGCACCGAAAGTTTTACTTTGTGTTGACTTATATGACCATACAGAAACACCATTTACCCATGTACCAATAGGACCTGAAGAAATTTCAGACTTAGTTGATATTGTAGTAGGGAGTGTAGGGAATCTGTTTAATTTACGTTGGTTGCCAGGTAAAAGAGCAGAACCAGGAAAAGGACCTATAGAATAGTTTGGTATACCAGTTGATGCAACGTAAGTATAGTTGTCATTGAAAAAAGAGTTCTGTATATTAGTAGTGTAAGGTCCGATTGCATTTAGAATCGTAGTAGTATCAGACTTACCTTTGTTCAAGTCAACTGATACTAGAATATTACCTTGTGGTACGATTGCTGCAGGTTGTGGTAGTGCATACTGGAATACTGTCTCACTATCTCTTGATGTGACAGTAAATGTACCATTATAGATGATTGGGTTTGCACCATAAACTGTGACCTGATCACCAACCAACAAACCGTGATTATTAGAACATGTGACTGTTGCGGATTGATTATTTACACCACCAAATGTGATACCACTAACAGTAATCAGTTTCTTGACGTTATATAACCAAGTTGTAAGTAAAGGAGATGTTCCAGTACCACCTAACTTAGAAACTGTTAGTTTATCACCTTGTAAGTAGTAAGAACCTGTATCAGTTAATGTTGTTTGTTGTGCATCAACAATACCAACAACATTCATCACAACTTCTTGTGGTGTATCCTTATTAATTTTTACTTGGAAGTTTGATGAGACTTCAGTAGCAGAATCCCAGTCCTCTACAACTCCGTTAACAGAACGAGTACACTCAATAAACTGGTTAAGTGATTTTTCCTTATATTGTACTAATTCTGCACCAGAACCTGTGCCAATTACAAACTCTCCGTTTCTTTCTGGCCATCCAATGGTAGAGTCAACTGTAATGATTGAATCTGTTTGACTTAATGGTTCAGCAAGTTTTGTCTTATAAGGTACGGTAAACGTTCCTGTAATAGTTTCTTCAGATAGAACAAGTTCAAATATCTCTACTGTAGATGTTTTAATTGAAATGTAGTTTTCAACAAGTGCAGATGCTCCTTTTACATTAGGATCTGCAATATCTGCATCTTGTTGTAGAAGACCATCTTGAATGTCTGTAGCAAGTCCAGAAACCTTAGTTGCTCTTAAAATAGTATCAATAGACCATGTTGCTGCAGATGGTTTGATAATCTGGTCTTTTGGATATGATATACTTACCGTTTCACCATATAATAACTTGAATAGATACGCAATACTGAATGATGTACCTTTTGCGGAGTAGAAATCCTTAATAGTTTTGATTGCTGTACGAACATCAATCTTCTTATAGTCTAGTTCTGGTACATCAGGTAAGAACTGCTGTGTATACTTGTCTAGTAAACGTTTTACAAATAAAGCATCAAGACATTTTACCTCAGTATCAACAGTGGCAGATGCAGCAGTAGTATCATTAGAAAATACTGCATTACCATCTTCCGTGTATTCTACAATACCAGATGCAGCACGTGCACATCCTGTAAACTGTGCTTTATTATATCCTTTACCTGATTGATTAACCTTAAACCCTGTGACCTCATTTAAACCTATTTCCGCAGATGCTTCAGCACTTGTAGGTGCTTGAATTACAACAGAAGGAGGATTTGCAGCAGAATATCCACTACCAAACGCACTTACGTTAATATCTGTAATCGCACCGTTGAATATTGCAGCAGTTGCGGTAGCACCTGTACCACCTGCGTATGCTCCTGTACCATCTACTCTATTATCAACGATATAAACGGAAGGAACTTCATCATATCCGCTTCCTCCGTCAAGTATATCAATACGGATAACTCTTCCGTCTCCATCAACTACAGTTTGTAATACTTGTGCACCAACAGGATCTACTATTGCTACTCTTGGAACGGATGTATAACCTTGCCCTGCGTTAATTGTAGTAATAGATGCAATAGTTCCGTCAGATGCTAGGACTGTTTGAAAAGATGCTCTGATTGGATTATTACCAGTTGGTTCATCAACATACACTACAGGAGGGGTTGTATATCCAAATCCTGCATTTGTTATTGTTAAACCACCACTAATAGATCCATTAGATATCGTAGGAGTGGCGACTGTAGCACCACCAGGCTGTCGGAAAGTGATTCTAGGTGTAAATGTATATCCAGAACCTGATCCCTGTAATTCTACAGCAGTGACAGAACCATTTTCAACTGTTGCTTTTAATGTTGCTTGTATAGAACCTGTTTTTGTAGGAGATTCAATTTGAACAACAGGAGGGTTTGTATCGCTATATCCTTTACCACCATTAAGTAGAGTCACGGTCTTAATACCGTTTACTAATGCTTGTGCAGCACCACCTGATCCTACAGTTGTACTAATAGAAACTTTTGGAGGATATTCAAATCTATAGTTGCTACCATTTACGTTAGTTGAAATGCTAGTAAGTTGACCTAAATCATTTACTCGTGCAAAACCTTCCGCACCACTACCAAAAGAAGGTACAGGTGCTTCTATAGAGTGTAATGATAAAAATCTACCGTTTGTAGGTGCGGTAGCAAATATAAAGTCTGCACCATCAATAAAGTAATCTACTTTGGGTATTAATAATCTTTTGTCGTATATTGCAACTACATACTCATCTACAATTGGTTCATATGCTATACCACTACGTGTTATTCTAAATTGTGTCTTACCTTCACCAAATGAGTTAGAAATATTATCGAGTGGAACAATCTGATTCTCTACAAAACCATCTAGGTATGTAATAAAGGTGTTTATAGCATCATCAGAAGGAATCTTTGTTCTAGGAGCACTTGCATAGGTAATAGTGGTTCCATTGACCGTATAGTCCGTACCAGGTGTCAATACCTCACCATATACAGAGACAATCAAATGTTGTGCAGATGGAGGTGCAATAGGATTGTCTTGAGATACTAAATTAAACTGAGTAGTAGTGCCATCAAAGAGATCGATAGGACTAAAAAGATTTACCCACTTTAATTTTACCTGATCATATGAAATACCTGGTGAAAGAGCAATGTTTGGAGAACTGGTTGTACTCTCATAGTAGATAACTTCACTACCTATGAGAATAGATCCAGATTTTTCTAAAAACTGGTCAATCGATTCTACAACGATTGTATCGCTAGTTGCATCTATTGCTTCTACTAATTTTGTCTTACCATCTAATATACCTACGTCTAACCTATCAATATCAAGGTATCCAAGAAAATTGTTTAAGATATTCTGCCCAAGACCAGTCTTCTCTTGAGACTGATAGTAATACTCAAGAAATCTGTTAAACAGAGGATAGTCAGACTCTATAAATTCGGGAGTCTGGGCAACAATTGCCGATGAGACTTTGTTGATATTTGTCATTTAACCCTTTAGGTCACACTCACTATTGTTGGTGTTTGGTCGAACACTGTAGGACTCAAACTATTTAGTGGGATTGAAGGAGGTGGTGCAGTTCCAATTGGTGAAATTGTCACTTCAGGACTTACCAAGTTAATAATCGTACCTGGTGTTGAAGCAGGTATGGTAGAACTGTTAGCAGGAATAAACTGAACTGGTAATGATAATGATGTTGGAAGTCCTGCAGGATCAGTTATAGAACCCGCACCAGTTGTTGAATCAGTAATTGTTATACCAGTGGTAGGAATATTTGAACCTGTTCCAATAACAGCAATAGGACCAAAGGCAATTTCTCCTGTGTCATAGTTGACAGTACCTGCAGAGGTGTTTGTAAATACTTTTCTTGTACCTGTGTTATAGAATGTTCTAAGGTTTCCATATCCATCATCCTCAAATTGTTGATCAACACCTGGTCTATCTGCTGTACGGAACTGTCCAGAGAGTAGAATTGGTTCTTTTGCTCCATCTACAGACAAGGATGTTTTACTTGGTGCGGAATTATACAAAGCAGAACCAGTAGATATTGTATATGTGTTAGTTTGGTTAACAACAGGAATAATATATCTCAATAGAGTGACCTGTAGAGATACGTCTGTAATAGCATTATTTGACAGTGTGATCGCTTTCTCGTATGCTTGTGATCTAAATGTACTATTGAAGTTGTTTATCTGGGTTTGTTGTGCCCACTGACTGATTGCAGTCTGTACATTTGTTTTGATTGTTGATGTATCAGAACTACTACCAGTGTCATATAGAACAAATACCTTAGTATAGATGTAAAGGTTCTCTGGATCAATGATCACAGGATCAATAGATGCCATCGCATACTTTCTTAGGTCTGCAGCAATGTTCTTTTTAGTTTGATCGTTCAATGTAGCACCTGTAGCAGTCTTTACCGCAACAAATACTTTTCCATACACAGGAGGATTTAAAGAGTCTCCACCGTATGCTACCACTGCATCTGCATTAGGATATACCTTTTTAGTAAGAATAGCATAGTCTCCTGCAGTCACAGCACGATATTGTGAGGAATAGAATCTTGGAGCATTATATTTAATAGACTCAATAGTCTCAGCAGCAGTTCCGTTTTGTGATCTTGCCACTTTTGTGAGTGTCACAGCAGCAGGAGAATAACTTTGACCTAGTGTATCCGTCATTCTACCAGTGTATGAGAACCTATCTACGTCATTTGCCTCTTCACCAGAAGTCACAAGGTACTCAAACATTACAACTTCTCCGTCTTTTAATGCTCTACCTACAGAATCATCTCCAAATTTTACCTCATACCGCATATCTTCACCCTCTGATAGGAAATATACCCTAGTGGATGCGGTAAGTCCTGTGATTGTGTCCACTAAATTGTACAAATCAGAGGTTGTAGAGGATTCGTTTGCCTTTACTCTTACGGAAAGTGTGTTAATGTCCGCATCTTCTGAAGGAACTTTGTAATTTTGTGTTGCAAATGTATTAACAACGTATTGGAATGTGACTATAGATCCCTCTTTTAGTACAAGATTACTAAAAGTTGCTATACCAGTTGTAGAATTTACCTCAGCAGTAGTATCAGAAAGAACATTCCATATATAATTTCCACCAGTTGCCACTGCACCTTTCTTAAGTGTGACTGTAGAAGGGTATGATCCGCTACTTTGTATAGTCTGTACAGTTAAATTGACAGTTGCTTGACTTGCATTTATTGATCTTGGTACATAATTTAAAAGTTTTGCTATATTAACTACATTATCACGCACTGTGGAAGAGGGTAGGAACGCCTCATTCATTGCCATGTTCGCATTAAATGAACTATAGTAAGTATTATATGATAATACATCTATCAAGTAGTTCAATGTTGCACCATCAAACTCATAGTCTGTAAATTCTCTCCTAGTTCTTAGGTAAGATTTTATTGACGCTTTGATGTCATTGAAGTCTAGTGCTGTTAAATTATTTGGTGTTGACATTATTCGGGTCTCTTAAGTACAAATGATACTGTTTCAACTAGAGGTTGCCCTACTATTACATAATCTATAGTGACATTAAATTGATTTGCATCGTACTGCTCTCTTACAGCAACGTTTTCAATTGTAATTCTGGGTTCGTGTTGTCCAACAGTAGATAGAATGTCGTCTCTAATAGCATCTGCTGTAAATCCATCCATAGGTTCAAACAATAGTTGTCTCACTCCTGAACCTATTTGGGGTTGAAATAACTTTTCACCAGGCTGAGTCATCACAAGATTCTTTAATGACTGCTTTATTGAGTTGTCATTAGAAACTGCAGATACATCTTTTGTGAAAGGGTTTCTTGCAAAGTCCACTTTTATATCTTTAAAAGCACGACTTAGGTTTACATCCTTTCCACTTATTGATTTTAACGCCATTTGCTAAGTGGTTTTACATCCTTTTCTTTTTTGGCAGGATACTCACTAATCAAGACTTTGCCAT